ATTGGTCCACTAGAAAACCCTAAACAAAAACTTTCTTTCGATTACATGCACGTTACTCAATATCGCCCCGGTGAAGATGAGTTAACTAATTATCGTGCATATAGAAGAAGAAGAGTCCACGATGTTGGTAGCGATACCGCAACCTATTCAGAATCAGTCGATCCCCTACAATCAGATACTGATGTCGATGAAGCATTAACAGTATCACAACGTCTCCGTAAAAAACAACAGCTCCGCCGTATCATGCCTAAAATTAAATTAGGTCGTGAAAGAGCAAAGCGGAGAATTGCTTCTAAGGAAAAATTAGAAAAAAGAGCTCGTAAAAAAGCTCGTAATATGATTCTTAGAAAATTAACCAAAGATATTCCAAAATCTGAATTGACATATGCTCGTAGACAAGAGCTAGAGAAACGCCTAGATACTCCTGCACTTAAAAAGAGAATTGCAAATATTGCTCGTAGGATGTATCCTAAAGTGCGTCAAGCAGAACTTGCAAAGAAACGAGGTGGTTCTAAGTGATTAGTTCTTTTAAGAGCTTTTTAGTTGAGGATATAAAGACTTTATATTTTGTCTGGGGTCGTATGAATCCCCCAACTGCCGGTCATGAAAAGTTATTGGATTTTGTTAAGGAACAAGCCGGTAACAATCCATATAGAATTTATCTGACACAAAGCGAAGGTGATAATAAAAATCCAATTTCATATACGGAAAAGGTAAAATTTGCCCGTAAGGGATTTCCACAATATGCTCGTCAGATTGTGATGGATAAAAAAATTAAAACTATTTTTGATGCTCTTGTATCTTTTTATAATGAGGGATTTAAAAAGATCGTTATCGTAGCTGGTGACGATCGTGTCAGGGAATATAAGATCACACTTCCAAAATATAATGGTGTTAAAGCTAGACATGGTTTCTATAATTTTGAAAACATTGAAGTACTAAATGCTGGTAAAAGAGATCCTGAATCAGAAGGTGTCGAAGGTGTGTCTGGTACAAAATTAAGAGGTTTTGTAAAAGATGGTGATTTTACAAAATTCTCTCAGTATATGCCAAAACGTCTTTCCAATGCTGATACAAAAGCAGTCTATAATGCTGTACGGAAAGGTTTAGGTTTAAAAGAAGAAAGAGAATTTAAACGCCATGTCCAATTAGATCCTGTATCTGAAATCCGTGAATCATATGTTAATGGTGAATTATTTAAAGAAGGTGATCAAGTGGTTGTCAAGGAATCTGGAGAGTTGGCTACAGTTAAACGACTCGGTTCCAATTATGTAATCATTGAAGGCTCTGGTAACCAATATCGCAAGTGGTTGGATGCAGTAGAAAAAGTTGATGATAAAAACGTTGAATACGAAGTTGCAGATTTTTCTATGAAACTGGAATCATTGAGTGAAGCAGTTAGTAACAGAGAAGATCCAGAAATTGGTCATCGTAAAGGTTCACAACCTAAAAATTACCATGCCGGTCTAAAAAAATCAACCAAAATTGCTCGAGATCGTCAATTTAAGAAACAATCAAAAATGGCGGATAATAATCCAGCAGCATATAAACCAGCGCCTGGTGATGCGACTGCCGATACTAAACCAAGTAAATATACCAAAGCATTTAAATCGATGTACGGAGAACAGAATATGGATGCAGTGAAGGATAGAATTGCTCGCGAAAGAGAAATTGAAAAGCGCCGTGATGCTGCCGATGCTCGTAGACAAGATCGGATGTTAGATAGAGCGCGTGCTGCAAGAACTAGAGCTATTAATAGAAGGACTAAAAATGCTGACGTTTAGTAAGTATATTACCGAAAATAAAGCAGGTAAGTCACTGGCTGATAAATCAAATAAATCAGGAATTTCTGTTGGTACATTACGAAAAGTTTATAACCGTGGTGTGGCAGCATGGAAAACGGGTCATCGCCCTGGTACCACTCCATCACAATGGGGACATGCCAGAGTGAATGCGTTTATTGTTAAAAAGAAAAGAGGTGGTTTAAACCACGATAAGGATCTAGCATAATGCCATTAAGTGTCAAAGATGGAATGGGAGCTTGGATTAAGGATTTCCAAAAGTCTGATGCTCCTCAATTTAAAGGTAAGTCAGATAAAGAACGTCGTGAAATGGCGATGGCTGCTTATCTGAGTGCAAAGCGTGGTGATAAGAACGAGGCGACTGATAAGCCTCCATTTACTCCAGATCCACCAAGACCTAAAGCAAAGAATAGTGATGCCACTGTCACATCACCAATGTCAAGAGCAAAGCAACTTGCAAAGATGGCTCGCGACCGCGGCTTGAAGAAAGAAGATGTTGAGCTTGACGAAGCAAAGGACATGTATAAATCAGCTGCTGGTGAACTCAAAGATTACGCTAACAAGAGTGGCGGTATGGATAAGAAAGATTTCCACACTGCAGCTAAGCATATTGAGAATATAGGTAGAGCTAATCTCATGAATAAAGGTCAACACCTAGCTCAATTAAGTAAGCATTTACGTGATCTAGATACTTCACCTCGTGAAAAAGTATTATCGGTACTAAACAAGCATGGCCATAATGTTGGAGACTTTATGCCTGGTGCTAAGATGCGTCGTGAATCAGTTCAACTTGATGAGCTTTCACCTGCTACTCATAAGAGTTACCAAGCAAAAGCATTTAAATCTGGCGCCGCAGGTATGGCTGCAAAGAGAATGGGTACAATGTCAGCTAAAGATGCTTATGACAATGAGAAAAAGCGTCATGCAGGTATTGAACTTTCTAAATCTCTTCAGCGTCGAGATGATCGCAAAAAGAGAAATGCTAAAGAAGTTGAAGAAAATGTAAGTGCTCCACAATCTGCCGCACATCGTCGTGCACAGATGGGATCTAGATATAGTGACTTTGGTACTCAAGCACAACGTATGATGTCACCATTACAAAAGATTCGTCAGGATAAAGAAAAGGCTGACCGCGACAAAGACGGTAAGTTAAAGAAAGAAGAAACAGTATCCGAATTGAAGAAGAGTACACTAGGTTCTTATGTAAATAAAGCTGCAAAAGATGCTGCATCAAAAGCTTATGGTGCTGCTTCAGCCGCTAAGGATAATAGAGCAGATCAATCTGGTAAAGATTTCTCTAAGTCTTTGAAGCGTTTACGTGGTATCGATACTGCAACTAAGAAGCTTGCAAAAGAAGATATTGATGAAGCAAAATCATTTGATCAGAAGTTCAAAGATCATTTGAAATTTATGAACTCTAAATCAAAAGCAGTTCAAGACTATATGGCTAAACGTAAAGCTAATCGCGATACTGCTCATGCTAAACAAGATCCAAGTGCAGTTAAGAAAAATTATGGACCAGCTGTTATTCCACCTGGCACTGCTTATAATAAGGCGCGCAAGAGAATGGATCCCTCGGCTGCTGCTAATGCTGTAAGTAATACATTTAAGAATAGAGCAAAAGGGAGAAAACTTCCTGAGGGAAAGATTGAAGAGGCAGTCCAATTTCAGGTTGATGTTGAAGGATTGCCTCCAACCTTTATGACAGGTAGATCATCTGCAGAGATTCTTGCAAAGCTTCGAAAGATCGTTAAACAACCTTCAATGATTAAAGGTGTTGAACGTAAAACCGAAACAGATGTAAAAAAGGTATATCGTCAAAAGGCTCAAGGCCGTGAGGTAGATGAAGCAATCGATCCTACTGATACAGGTGGTAAAGAAGAAGCTTCAATGGCTATGAGACAAATTAAAGCCATGGATCATTTTCTTGATGGAATTGAGGATAGAGTTAAAGCCACCGGTGACATGGAAGAATGGTACCAGAATAAATTAACGAAGGCTCATGATTATTTAAAAACCCTTTATGCCTACGGTAAGGGTGATAATGACGAAGATGAGATGGATGAAAAAACTTAGAGAGACTACAACTGGCACATCGGCCATAGTTCCTCAATGGTTGCATAAGATTGCAATGAAACCAAAATTGAAGAACATGGTCCGTATGTATTTGAACTGGCGTAGAAAAAATCCAGGCCAGGGTGCTCGTGGAGTACAACAAGTAATTAAGATGATGGGTCTCTCGCCACGTGATGGAAATCTACTTATAGATACTCTGAATGACATGATTAAAAAAGGTCAGATGCCAAAACATTTGGCCATCGATGAACAAGCAAAATACGACTATGGGACCCCGGAATCGGTAAGGCTTATGAAAAAAATAACACCAGGTCAAAAAATTGACGAGGAAGATTATGATCGTAAAAGAGATCGTCAGGCGGAACGTGGTACTCGTAGGATCAAATTTACTTCACCTTCATCTAAAAGTAAAATGACTCCTGCTGAATTGGAAAAGAAAAAAGAGAATGCCAAAAAAGCTATGGATGCAGCCATGGCAGCAGTTAAAAAGCAATTTAATAAAGAAGCCAAAGAATTAAAAGTGGTAAAAACTGCTCGTAAACTTGGTGTTGGAAAACATGATGATTTTTATCGTCAACATATGGATCCAGAAAGATTAAAGAAAATGGACCAAGATAAAAAGAGACCTGCACCTATGCAAGTTAAAAAGCCAGTGGGTTCATTTAAATGGTTTACAACACGGGATATGAAAAAAGATGGATAAGTTTAATGATTTTAGAAAAGAACTCATTGATGATGAATGTGAGTGTCTTGACCTCTATGAAGATTTAGAACTTACCGAGGCCGAATATCAAGGTAAAAAAGTTACCTTAAACGATCCTATTCGTTCCAGTGGTGGTAAAAGTAAGTTTCATGTCTATGTCAAGAATGAAAAAGGTAATGTTGTTAAAGTTGGTTTTGGTGATCCTAATATGGAAATTAAAAGAGATGATCCAAACCGTCGTAAAAGTTTTAGAGCACGCCATAACTGCGACAACCCAGGTCCTAAATGGAAAGCAAGATATTGGTCTTGTTACCAATGGAGATCTGGAGCTAAGGTAGATAACTAATGGTAGAAAATACAGCATCTCGTTTAGATCGTATAGAAGAAAAATTAGACAAGCTAACTGATGCAATGGTAGCAATGGCTCGTGCTGAAGAAAAGATTATTAATCTCCAAGAAGATCAACACAATATGTTTGACAGAATGAATAAACACTCTGAGAAATTAGATGAGATTGAAAGGGTGTGTAATGATAATCACAGGACAATTTGTGTAATTAATAAATTGTTCTGGGTAGTAACGGTGGCCGTCATCGGGTCAATAATAGCACAAATAGGAGTTCTATAATGGACATTAAAACAATAAAAGCGTTGGCCCACGCTTACCAAGAGGTCACAGAAAAGAAAATGGATCCTGTCGGACAGGAAGATGGGGACATTAATAACGATGGTAAAAAGGATGGTACTGATAAGTATCTTCACAATCGTCGTAAGGCAATTGGTAAAGCCATGGGTAAAAAAGGCGAAGAAACTGCCACAATGAACCCTAAAGTTTCTGAAAAAGCAACTGCTGAAAGTGTAAAATCGGCCGATAGGAAACCACAGAATTATACAAAGGCAGATGGATCAAGAGGTGTTCGTATGGTTCCAATGGATAAAGAGGTAACCAAAGAATCAGTTCAAGAAGAGCGTCAAGATACAGCTCATCACATCGCAAAAACTTTGAGAAAAATGGGAGTTCGTCATGATGCAAAAGAACATGAAATCCTTCCAAAAATCCCTCATGCACTGAAAAAGCATGGTCTCCATAATAATAAACTTATACAAAGAGATCCAGATTTCCAAGGGGATGTAATTGATAGTTTAAGAGGTATGAAAGAATCTATGTCAATTAGAGATAAATTAATGAG